TATCTAATACAGCATTTTTATTAATATTTGTTCCCATAAGAATATTAGCCGACGCATCATCAGCATTTACACCGCCAAGTAATGCACTAAAAGATTTTGTAACACTAGGTCTAGCAGGGCGATTAAACATTGGATTTATAGGATTGTTTGTCATTGCAAGATTTGCTTGAGTTCTTATCATGTCCCTTCGTGTATTATTAATATCATCAGGAGAAACCATATTGTCATACATACTTCCTTCTTGTGGCGGTATAAAAGTAGCGTTAGTTTGCGAAACAGGATTTGCAAAAGTGTTGCCAAATAAAACACTATTTCTCATTTTTAGAGCATCTTCTCCTTGTTGAATTTTATCTCTGTGATTTTGAAAAGCTGTCAAAGCATCTGGGGTAACTCCCATATTGGCAAGAGTAAGCATATCTTTAAATTTAGGATCTATCATTAGCTACCGCCACCGCCACCTAAACCGCCTATTCCTGTTAATAAAGCTCCAATATCTGATAGAGATATTCCTTTAGAGCTACTTGTTCTGGTTCTACCGATTACGCTTGGACTAATTTGACCAGAAGCCGCCGCTAAAATTCCTAATCTTTCTAGCGGTATATTTCTTTCTTCGTCAAATCTAGCTATATCTGCATCTATTAGTTGTTGGTCTAATCCCCTTCTTCTTGTTCCAAAATCATCTGATAAATTAAGCAAGTTGTATTGATCTGCTAGTAAATCATTTAATAAACCAGATCTTCTATCTAAATTTTGAGCATAAAGATCAGCTCCAATTCTTCTGGATTGATCTATTCTGTTTGTATCTGCTTCTAATCTATCCATAGCTCTATCAAAAGCAGACTCTCTTACTCCTGCTATTGTTTTAAGCATTTCTTCGTCTAAGGCCCTAGTGCCTTCTTGTTCAAAAATAGCAGATCTATTTCCGCCAAAAGCTCCGCTATTGATTGCATCATCTTGAATTTTTTGAACACGCATATCTCTTACTCTGTCAAAATCATCAACAATAGTATTAATAAGCGGATTAGTAAATCTGTTTTCGTAGGCAGTCATGTTTCCTTCTAACAAGGAAGCCGGATTGTAAGAAGGAGCATCTAAACCAATCATTTCCATTAAATTAGTTCTTGGATCATAAGCCATAGAAGTACCAAAAAGTCTTCTAGCTTCTGCTTCTGCTTCTATTTCTGCCGGAGTTAATCCTGCTACTCTATTACCAGAATATACAGGCATCTCTGCTCCTGCGGCTATTTGACCTATTTCAGAAGCATCTGTATATAAATTCTCTAAATAAGTAGGTACATTTGCGGTATCTGTTTCTTTGCTTTTGCTAAAACTCATAATGTTTTTGTTAAAATAAAATCTCTTTTAAAACCTAAATGTTTTATTTTTCTATACCAACCTGGTCTGCCACCACCCATAAGTTTTGAACAACCTATAGCTCTAGCAAAAACCTCTATCTGTTCTATTATACCTTCTATTTCGTCATATTTACCACCTGCAAAAAGCAAGTTATATACTCTTTCTTGCGGTAAATTTACTAATTCAGTAATCATGGCAGAGTTTTTTCCAGGCCATAAATGAAAAAACCCATGTCTTATTTTATCTTCTATATCATCTATAGTATAAGATTGTTGATATTTTACAGCAGGTTCTATAATTGGCTTACAATGGTCCCAATAAACTTCCCATTCTTCTTTTTTAATCTCCTTTTCCATACTCTACTAAACTAACAAAAACATTAATATTTGCATGGCTAACTTGTATTTTTAATGATTGTGCTGATTTTAAAACAAGATCTCTACTTAACAATTCAACAGTACCATTTGCCGATATATCTTTTTGTTTGAATAAAAAATGATTAGCAGATCCGGTAGTTACTACAAGATCTATAGTAGTTGCTTGACCATTATCATCTCCTACTAAAATAGACTCTATAACAGCAAAATCAAATTCAGTAGTACCTGGAGCTGTATATATTGTTTCAAATGTTCCTGTGTTAGAAACATCTAATTTTGCATTTGTTACATTTTGTATGTATTGATTTTTACTAGCAGGTTGTATCATCTTCGACCTCTAGCTTTTACATCTAGTCTAATTTTTCCTACTTGAAAATCTTGAGTTACATCTCCTTCTATTTTCATTTGAATTTGTCTAGCTGAAAATCTAGCATCTGTATAACCACTAGCATTAAAATTAAAACTGCCAAAATCAGTTTCAGCTCCTAATGGATTAAAACGACCTGTAAAACTTAAAGTTATTGCCGGTAAATTTGTAGTTTCTTCATCTGATAATATTTGATTTATTTGAGCTACTTTATCTCCAGATCCTATTTCTAAAGGACCTGTTCTGCAAAAAGGTTTTCTTGAACCTAATCCTGGAGAGTTAAGTAATGGTCTTTTGTCATGTTCATAAATAAATCCATTACTATCTGTAGCCAAAGGATTTTTAAATACACCTTGATCTATCCAAGCTCCTCTATCTAACTCTCCTATACTCCAAACATTATCTAAATAATTCCAAATAATATATCTATTTGGAGATAACTGAGTTACTTCTCCAACAGGAAAAAACCACCAAATCTCATTAAAATCTATATTGTGAGCTCCGAAAGTAGCTTGTTGAGTATTAGTTTGTATATTGTCAAAAATAAAATCGTGAACATCTGATTTTAATTCTCTAAGTTGGCCGTTGTATGTAAAAAATGAGTTTTCACTTATCCAAGATAAAAAACCACCAGAAGATATAATTGATCTGGGACTTATTGCTTTACAGTTAATACCTGCGTCTTCAATACCATAAACAAAAGGACTTCCAACATAATAAAGTTTATTTATGCCTATATCTGTAAAAATAATTATGTCCTTGCCAAATCTGTAAGCAAAATTTGCTTTACCACCAGAAGCTAATTGTAAATTACCTGCTGTATTTCTAGCAGAAGCGGTCCAAGTAGTATTATCTTCTCTATCTGACCATGCTATTCTTCTAGGATCTCCTAAAGATCCCAAAGCTATTAAATGTCTTTCGTTACTTACTACAAGGCCCTGACAACCTGTAGGAGAGTTAGGTATTTGTGTTGCTATAGTATCTGGAACACCGGTATTAGAATTAGGTCGCCATTGATATAACTTTCCGTCTGACGGAAAACAAAAAACTAAATGTTCTCCATAATTATCAAAAGAAAAACTTTTAGTATCAAATTGTATTTGTGATTGACTTCTTGCATCTCCCCAATCTTCTACTCCATAATGATAAGCTCCATAACCAACAGAAGTAATTACATCATCAGCTACAAAACCTGCCGGAGTTATGTCGTACCAAGTATCTTCATAAAAAACATTAACACCTGCCCTAGTTCCTACAGCTAAAATTTCTTCTCCATTGTTTGCATTATAAGAATACATACCTATTGGCACACTAGGAATTATTATTCTAAAAGCCGAAGAAGTTGCAGAAGAAGTCGCAGATGTAGAAGTTGTAAAAGTAAGAGTTGTAGTGCTTGGAACAGAAACTATAGAAAAAGTTTGAGCATTAAGTTCTGTTCCAGGTATTCCGCCGGTAGCTGTATAGTTTTCTATAACAAAAGAAGTTCCTACTGCTAATCCATGTGCGACAGAAGTTGTCGCTGTTATGGTATTGCTTCCGCTAGTAGTAGTTATAGTTGCAGAAAAAAAAGTTCCTAAAGGATTGTTTCTAAATTTGGTCCAACCGCCAAGCGGTTTTAAGTAGCCATTTTCAAAGCGGACAAGATCTCCGTCCACAAATCTATTTTTATTTGCGTAATCAGTTCCGTTTTTAACTATTCCGGCAGGGGGAGTTACTTCTACTAAAGCCATAAATTAACATTAAGATATTCTTTTCCACATTCTTACAACAATAGAAGGTTGTCTAGCGTCTAAAGTCATAGCTTGTTGTGATTGTAATGTTCCAGAGCTATTAAATACTGATGCTGATGTTGCAGGTGGACTATCAGAAGATCCAGAAATTCCGTCTGTATCACACCACCTGTTTATGCTGTTTGTTTGACCAACATATCCATAAGCTAAATTATAATTTTGACAGTCAGAGTTCGGTACTCCGTGTTTGTGTGGCGGTAAATTATTAACATTAATAGTTTTGCTATAAGTTTCTTGACCTGTAGTAGATCCTAATACTCCGTATGTTCCTGATGTATTTTTACCTACTAAAACTCTACCTTGCCCAAATTCTTCCCAAGTTCCTATGCCTAAATAAGTTCCAGGATTATTATTGTTAGTTGCATTTATATAAATAGATCCTACCGGATAAATTAAATCAAAAATATTTGTTCCGCTTTTTTGTATAGTTCCTAGTGTATTAAGATTTCCGGTAATTCCAACGCTACTAAAATTTCCTGTAGAAGCAGAATTAGCTCCAACAGGCGTTCCGTCTATAGCTCCGCCATTTATATCTACAGTAGGTAAAGTAGCAGTTCCAGAAACAGTAAGACTGTTTAGAGTAGCTAAACCATTAGTTCCTAAAGTAGTAAAAGATCCTGGAGCCGGTGTAGTAGCTCCAATAGTAGTGTTATCAATAGTTCCGCCTTCACAATCAATAGTTCCGTCAATATCTAAAGTTCCAGATACTTTTAAAGTTTTTCCTGTGCCTACATTTAAACCTACAGAAGTTCCTGCTCCTGCCGAGTTAAAAATAGCATCTACAGCGTCTAAATTTGCATTGATCTTACCACCCCAAGTATTCGTACTTGCTCCTACTTCTGGCTTGGTTAAATTTAATATATTGGTAAATGTGTCTGCCATAGGTTAAATTATATCTTAGTTATGGAATTTTTTTTTAAATTCTTTTCTTAACAGTCTTTCTTGTTCTAGTTTTTTATAGAATTTTTCGTCAATTTTTTTTGTATCTAGTTTTATAGCCATTCGCTTTCATCTGTAGGATAACGAACATATCCTTTAACTTGTTTTATTTCTAAAGTATTTTTGTCATACACCAAACCATAAATCCAAACAAAATCATCTTCTCTGCTTTCTGGCATAGGAAATTGTAAATTTTGTTCTTCGCAAAATTCTTTCATAATTTCTTTTGTAGTTACAAAAAAAACATCATATTCATCTGCTTCTGTTCCGTCTTCATTAAATATTTTTGCAAAAAAATGACTTTTAGAAGCGTAATAAGGAACAGGTGGTCTAGGAATAAAAGTATCTGGGTGTTCTTGATAATTACTTGTATATTCGTCGTCTTGAATAACTACTTTTAATTGTTTTTTTCCAGACACAGTATTGTATTTTATGGCGTGCCAACCATTATATGTGTAGCCAACATCAGGAACATTAAACGCATTTAATGTTTCTTCTGGCATTTCTATAAAAACATTGTACCAACTATAAGTTTTTTCACTTGTATAAGGCGGTCTTAGGGGAGCGTCTTCGTGAGCTGTGTAGGTCCCAATAATATTAAATCTATTTTGTTTCCAATCTTGATCTTTTCCAAAAACTTTTTCTACTTCTTCTATAAGCGGTTGAGCTTGATGTAAGCCAATGTTGTAATCCGTTCTAACTAATTTTTTATTTACATAAACCTCGTCATAAGTATTAGGATTTTTAGGAACGGCCATATTTTTCTTAATATTATAATCATCTAATTCTGGATCAGGCGGAACCAAAGTAGAGTTATTTAAAAAGTTTTTATAAGTTTCTACTTCCCAATTTTTTTGATAATAAATAACTGCATCTGTGTCTATATAACATTTATCGTTTTCTTTAGTTAAGGCCAAAGCACTATCTGTTTTATTCCATTCAAATCTTACATCTTCTTTGCTTACCGGATCAGTAACCCACATAGATAATCTTTGAAAAGGTTTATCATCTTCATCAACATCATTATTAATTGCGACATCTGTAGAATAATCTTTTCTAGTCTGTCCTTGAACCTTAACAAATTGTTCCAGTTCTATCTTACTCATTATTGTCCTATAAAAGTTATAGTAGTGGTTGAGCTAGGAGCAGACATAGGAGATATTGCTCCTGTTGTATTGTTAGGTACAGTTTGCGTTCCTAAACTCCAATTCCATTGTTCAAAAGTGCTGTCAGAATAAGTCGCATCACTTCTGTTGTAAGTAGAGCTATTAACTTTGACTTTTAAAAAAGCGGCGTTTGTATTTGCACAGCCGTCAGCACATTGTAAAATCATTATAGTTGCCGCAGGTTGAGCTTGAGATGAGCTTCCATTAACAGCAAAAGCAGTTATGGTTTTATTATTTAAGTAATCTGCATCTTGATAGTCATTCATAGAGCCATAAGTAGTCCCATTGGGCCTTGTGCCGCTTGAGCTATTATATCCCCTATATCTTTCTGTATTAGCGGCTACATAATCACTTCCTGCTGTATTTACAGTAGTTTGTCCTGTAGTCATGCTTATAACCCATTTAGCTTTCTTCCCATACCAAGCATTTAATCCTCTTGCGGTATTAGCAGAAAAATCTCCTATATCTCGTATGTCTGCATCATTCATTGAACAAGCCGTTCCAGAAGTTCCCCCTGCTTCAACATGAAGTTGATCTAGACTTATTGTTCCTGATGCCGGTAATGCCATTATTTATTTTCTAATTCTTTTATTCTGGCTGAT